GCATGAATTTGCGTATGTACACAGAAATTTGGAATGGCAACGAAATGGAAAAAGTGCCGGCAGCGCCGCGCACATGGTTGCGACGCATAGACCCGTCTGTACCAAACAATTTTTTAATGTCGTTTACCTTTGACGATTTGTTTTTTTACGGTCGCGCGTTTTGGTATATAACCAGCCGTACGGCTGACGGTTACCCTGCGTCGTTTACTCGACTGCCTGCAGCAATGGTGCAAACTTTAGATCAGGCTGGCCCAGTTTGGTTTGCGCCTAGTAAACAAGTTGTGTTTCAAGGCGGCGAAATTGACCCAGCAAATGTTGTGCAATTTTTGTCGCCGATACAAGGCATTGTTTATATGTCAACGCAGTCAGTATCTACAGCGCTAAAACTTGAGGCGGCACGTTATCGCAACGCATCGTCTGCAATACCTGCAGGCATTTTGCGTCAGACAGGTGGCGAGCCGTTAGGCGCACAGGAGTTAGCTGATCTTGCAGCATCGTTTGACGCTGCGCGCATGACCAATCAAACAGCCGCTTTAAACGAATTTGTGTCTTATTCGGAGACCCAAACTTCTCCAGACAAGATGTTGCTGATCGCTGCAGCTGAGTTTCAAGCAATGGAAATGGCAAGACTTTGCAACATACCGCCGTACCTTGCAGGCGTGTCGGTTGGTAGTTACTCGTACCAGTCAAGCGCTGAAGCGCGCATGGACTTGTGGACATTTGGCGTACGCGCTTACGCCGATTGCATTGCTGGCACACTAAGCCAAAACAACGTGCTACCTAACGGCACATACGTTGAGTTTGACGTGCAACAATATTTGACAGGTGAGTACGCAATGGGCGACTATGACAACACAAACCAAACAGAACAAGTAGGCTCGCAAACATGATTAGATTAACAGCACAAAAAATTACACTTGACGCAGCCGCTGACGGCACAACAGGTCGCACAATTAGCGGAGTTGCAGTCACTTACGGCGTAACGGCAACAGTTTTAGACGGCACAAAAGTACAGTTTTTGCAAGGCTCGCTACCAGTTACAGGCCGTGAACCAAAACTCTATATGCAGCACGACAGCGCACAGATCGTAGGCAAAGTTACGGAACGTGTGGACACAGCCGAAGGCATGCTATTTGTGGCTAAAGTTAGTGCTACTCGACTAGGCGACGAGGCGCTAATACTTGCAAAAGACGGCGTAATTGACGCAGTATCGGTAGGCGTAAACGTCACAAAATTTAAGTACGACGACGATGACGTTATGGTTATTGAGGCTGCAGAATGGCAAGAATTGTCTCTGGTCAGCGAGGGCGCGTTTGCCGGTGCGATTATTACAGACGTGGCGGCTAGCAAACCTGACGAGGTGGCTGAGGGTATCCCCGAAACCGAATTAACAAGTGCTATACAATCAGAACAAGACACAACAAAGGACAAAGACATGACCGACAAAAACGAAACACCAGTAGTCGAGGCAGCACAGGCAACCACAGACAAGTTGTGGGCAAAGCCTGAGCGTAAATTTAATTTGCCAACAGCAGGCGAATACATGGCAGCAATGCACATCGGCGGCGAAACATTCCGCAACGTCGCAGCAGCAGCGCACGATTACATGCGATCAAAGCAAACAGCGTTGCAAGCAGCAGCAGGCGACATCATCACAACTGATACACCCGGTTTGTTGCCAGTACCGGTACTTGGGCCAGTCTTTCAAGACCTCAACTTTATTCGACCAGTTGTTAACGCAATCGGTGCGCGTGCAATGCCAAACGGCGGTGCGTCAAAAACTTTTATACGCCCAACAATTACAACGCACACATCAGTTGCATCGCAATCAAGTGAACTTGCTGCAGCGTCAGCAACCACAATGGTGATTGCCAGCAACTCGGTAACTAAAACAACTTTGGCTGGACAAGTAACTTTGTCAATTCAAGACGTTGACTTTACTGACCCAGCATCGTTGCAAATTATTTTGAACGACCTTGTCGGCGAGTATTTAATTGCGTCAGACAACGTTGCAGCAGATGCAATAGTTGCCGGTGCAAGTGCGTCAGGCTCGACATGGACATTTAATAGCACCGATCCATCAACTTTGTTTGCAGCGTTGTACGACGCAGCGACCGATATTTTGACAGCAACAAATTTTTTACCTGACCACGTTTTTGTCAGTCCAAACGTTTGGAAAAACCTTGGCTCACAGTTAGACGGCGACAAGCGAAACGTATTTCCATACACAGCAGCCGCTGGTCTTATGGGCGTAAACGCTGCAGGTACTGCAAACATTACGCAAATGAACACGTTTAACCCATTTGGTCTAAACCTTGTTGCAGACAACAATTTTGCGTCAAGCACAATGGTTGTGGCACGCGGTTCAGCAATTGAGTTCTACGAACAAGTGCGCGGCCTAATGTCAGTTGAATTGCCGTCAACCCTTGGCCGTAACTTCTCGTACGCAGGCTACGTATCAACGTTCATTGCAGACGCAGACCAAGTCAAGTCAATTGCAATCGCTTAGTCGTAAGCGGCAACACCGCTCATGGCAACATTCGATACAGCAAGCAAACAACTACTAAATAATTTTGCGTGTTTAAGCACGCTTGAGCCAACAGAAATTGACGTTGGCGACACAATAGTTGTAGGCGCATTAGGCGCACCGTTTAACGGCACGTTTACGGTGCTTGCCTGCCCACAATATTTATTTGAGGGCACAGATCAGTACGGCGAGTTTGTTTACAACGAAAACGTCGCTGTACCTAACCAAGTGTTGTTTGCTTGCACCGGGTCAGACGTTGCATTTGTACCGATCTACACCGGCACAATTTCGTTTACACCGACTTGCACTTGGGTCACGGTTGCCAACCTTGTCACCTATCTTGGCGTGTCAATTACAAACCCGTCAGACGATTACACCCTGGCTACACAGGCTGTAAGCGCTGGCAACCAGTTTTGCAGTCGCAGGCGCGCCGAGGCAGGCTATTTTGACACACTTGCTAGCAGTCCAAGCGGTGACGTAACGCTTGGCACGATTATGTATTGCGCGGCGTTGTGGCGTAGTCGAGGCAGTCTAGAAAACGTGTTTGCGTCGTTTGACAACATGGGGTCAGCACCGCAACAGTCAATGACACCTATTGTCAAACAGTTGTTAGGTATTGACCGACCTGCGGTGGCGTAGTGCCTGCACCGTACACAGACCTGTTAAACGAGGCGCTAGACGATCTAACAGCCACGCTGACAGCCGTTACAGGGCTACGGGTGGTCAATGACCCAACCAAACTTGTACCTAATTGCGTGTTTGTACAGGCGTTAAGTTTTACGACGATTGCTGGTAACGGCAACATTGTGCGCGTTGACTTCCCTATTAAAGTTGTCGGCAGCGGCCCAGCTGGGCTACCCGTGTTGCGTGAAATATTGCAGATCACCGCTACGGTGCTTGGCTCGAGCGTAATTGTTATGTCGGGTCGCCCCGGCACGCTTGAAATTGGCGGTCAAGAGTATCCGTGTTATGACCTGACGGTTGGCGTGCAAGCGCAAACGGCGTGAGCATACACACGCATATCGTTGCGGTATGGTAAAACTATAAAGACACCTAAGGAGTAATCACAATGGCTACCAGTACTTATCTCTCATCGCCAGTCGTTCTTATCGGCGCGACTAGCGCATCGACTACAGACATCACCGATCAGGTTTCGGCTTGCACCGTCAACTACGTTGTCGAAGCACTTGAAGACACCGCGTTCGGCTCGACTGCACGCACAAACACCGCTGGCCTGCAATCAAACAGCGCCACGTTGACTTTGTACGCGTCGTTTGCAGCAACTGAAAGTTACGCATTGTTGTCGGTACTTGTCGGCACAAAGTGTTACATCAAAGTAACTCCAGCATCAGGCGGTAACACCGCAACTAATCCGGGCTTTGAATTGACAAACACTTACCTAAGCGCGTTGCCAGTAATTAACGCAAACTTAGGCGAGTTGGCTACCTACGACATTGAACTCATGGGTGGCGCATACACAGTTGACGTAACGTGATCTAACGCGCCATAACTGGCCGAGAACAGGACAAGGCAATGAGATTAAAACTTAAAGTAGATTTACAAGACGGCGTAGCGCCAGTCGAGTTAACAACGAACATGTTTGTTATCTGCGAATGGGAAAAAACTGAGGGTCGCAAAATTAGTGACGGCAAAGGTATCGGCTACACCGATCTAGTTTGCTGGGCATACAACTTGCTAAAACTTAGTGGTCAAAAAATGCCTGCAACATATCGTGACTGGGTTAAAGAAAACCCAAACATGACTATTGAGGCAATAGACGAGACAGACCCAAACCTTACGGCGTAGGCAGTTACCGAAGGCAACTAGCCGAACTGTTAGTTGCAACAGGGTACTGGCCTACGACAATCGAGTTTGACACGCGCGACCTAATAACGGTGATTACGCTATTGAATAAGCAAAAGAGGTAGCGCCATGTCAGCATCAACAACTATTGAGGTCGTCGGGGTTAAGCAGACTATTAACTCTTTGCGTAAAATTGACCCGCAGTTGCAAAAAGATTTTAAAGCTGATGCAACTGCTATTGCCCAGCCAGCAATTAACGCTGGCAAAAACGTTTATGCAGATTTACCGTTGTCAGGTATGCGCTACAACTGGACACAACGAGATCGCAAACTATTTCCGTTTACCGTTGCTAAAGCACGTAACGGCGTACGCATGAGGTTTGACACTCGACGTAACGCGGTTGGCGTAATTCTTATTGAGCAAAAAGACCCGGCGGCTGCGATCTTTGAAACCGCTGGTCGCGCTAATGCAAACAAGTTAGGTAACGCGTTAGGTTTTGTTAGCGCTGGTCGCACTCGACTACTTGGCCCAGCCGTATATAAAGCGCGTCGCGGTATTGAGGCTGAGATGACAAAGATGATTGCTAAAACTATGCGCGTTGTGCAGGCAGGTTTGTAATGGCATTAAGTATCCCGATTGTCTCTGAGTTTGACGGCAAAGGCATTGACAAAGCAATCAAAGAATTTAAGCAATTAGAAACTGTTGGCGAGAAAGCACAGTTCGCAATTAAGAAAGCGGCCATACCTGCAGCGGCTGCAATCACGGCGGTGGCTGGTGCGCTTGGTTTGGCTGCGAAGGCGGCAGCTGAAGATGAACAGCAACAAGCAATTTTGGCTAACACTATGCAGAACGTTGTGGGCGCTACTGATGCGACGGTGGCGGCGACTGAGGACATGATTGCGGCTATGTCAAGGGCGACTGGTACGGCTGATTCAGATTTGAGGCCAGCTTTTGCCGCACTACTTGTCGGTACTAAAAACGTTGGCGAAGCAACTACAGCGTTAGCGCTGGCTGAAAACATTGCTATTTCAACCGGGGCCGATTTAACCACAGTTGCTGACGCGCTCGCCAAGGCTTACGCCGGCAACATGAAAGGCTTGCAAGCGTTGTCGCCTGAAATGAAAGGTTTGATAAAAGAAGGCGCTGATCTTGACACGGTGATGCTTGCGTTGAGCGACAATTTTGGTGGCGCGGCTGCAGCGTCGGCACAAACTGCAGCAGGTCAATTCAAAATATTAAAAAACAGTTTAGATGAAACTAAAGAAAGTATTGGCGCAGCGTTGTTGCCAGCGTTGAAAACCGTGTTGCCGTACTTGCAACGGTTTGCTGATTGGGCGCAAAAAAACCCGCAAGCGTTTCTTTATGTTGCTGGCACGATTGCGGCTATCAGTACAGCAATTTTGGCATTAAATTTTGCAATGTCTTTGAACCCGGTTGTCGCTTTGGCTGCAGGCATTATTGCGTTGTCGGCGGCAATGGTTTATTTAGAGCAAAAAACAAACGCATTGTCAAATGCTTGGGGTCGTTTTGGTGCGGTCATTCGACTTGTACTTGGGCCGTTGTATGACGTGTTTGCGTTGGCTGGCAAGTTGGGCTTGATTGACAAGATAAGTATTCCTAGTTTGCCTAGCACTAGTTATCCTGCGCCGACATCTAATTTGCCACCTGCATTGCGTTTTGCACCGCAACCAATTACTACGCCTGTTATGCCAAGCGTGCCAGCAATTATTGGCGGGGGCTCAGGGTCGGGCTTAGGGTCAGGCCGTAGCGTTGGCGGCGGTGGCGGTGGGGGCGGTGGCATCGGTGGCGGTGGCGACTTAGTAACAATCCAAGGCGCACTTACAACATTTGGTAACGCTGAGCGCATCGCAGCGCGCGGTAGTGGCGACGTAACAATTAACGTAACGGGCGGTATGTCAACCAGCGCTGAGATTGGTCAAAGCGTGTTAAACAGTTTGCTGGCCTACCAGCGCACTAACGGGCCACTCGACTTACAGATTGCGTCGTAATGGCAGGTACAGCCGTTGTCGCTAGTGGCAACTATGACCTAGAAATTGACACAGGGTTTATTCAAGACGCATTTTTGCTTGACGACCCGGTGCAAGGTTTACTAAACAACACAACTTACGTTTTAAACGGTACAACAGATTTTGCAAGTGTGCTTGACGGCGTAAACAGCATTTCTGTTAGGCGTGGTCGTCGCGATCAAGGCGACCAATTTAGTGCTGGCACTATGTCGTTTACGATGCTTGACACGGCAGGCATTTTTAACCCGTTTGATACGCAGTCGCCGTACTACGACACACCGCTAGCCCAGCCGGGTTTAGCGCCTATGCGTCGAGTGCGCTTGTCGCGTTACAGTTCGCTAAACGTTAAAGAATATTTGTTTGTCGGCGTGATCGTTAACTATGACTACAACTTTGCTTTGGGTGGTCTTGACACGGTGACCGTGTTTTGTGCAGACGATTTTTATTTGTTGGCACAAACATATTTAGACGAATTTAACGTCAGCGAGGAATTGAGCAGCGCTCGAGTCACAGCGGTACTAGATCAACCTGAGGTGGCGTTCCCAGCGTTATCACGTGACATTGCTACAGGCACACAAACTCTTGGCGGTGCAGCGGCGTTTACTATTGCTCAGGGCACGAACGTGCTTGGCTATTTGTCTAACGTGAACGAGGCTGAGCAGGGTCGCCTGTTTATGTCACGTGACGGCGATTTAGTGTTTGACGCTCGACTAGGGACAACGCTCACACCGTCAGTAGCCGACTTTCATGATGACGGTACAAACATTCCGTACAACGGCGTCGGCATAACATTCGAAGCAGATCAAGTAACTAACCGCGCGGTCGTACAAATACTTGGCAGTAACAATCCGCAGGTCGCTGACGATGCTGGTAGTCAGGCAAAATATTTTGTGCAGACTTACAGCATTACGACAAGCCTTTTGCATAACGACAGCGCAGCGCTTGACTTGGCGGTCTATTTGCTTGACCCTGAACCTGAGGCGCGTTACACGTCTTTGGCTACGTCGTTTGCTTTGCTTACTAGCGCTCAGCGTGACACGGTGGCCGTGATAGACATTGGCGACACGATCACCATTGAGAAGTCATTTATATCGGGCGTGACGACTACGCAGTTGGCACAAGAATTAGCAGTTGAGGGTATCGAGCATACAATCAACGTAAACACCGGGCATAGCGTCACTTATTTTACGTCGCCAACTACCGTTGTTTACGAGTTAATACTTGACGATCTGACGTTTGGTATCATCAACGCTGACAACGTCTTAGGGTAAAGTAGGCAAATATGGCAACAAGACAAGATTTCACCGCTGGTCAAGTTTTAACGGCAGCAGAAATGGACGCAGTTGCTACTGCGATGATTGCAATTAACGCGCAAACTGGCACAACATATACAACAGTTTTAACTGATGACGGCAAACTAATAACAGCAGATAACGCAGCATCTATTGCGTTAACTATTCCGCCTAATTCGAGTGTGGCTTACGGCATTGGTACGCAAATTAACATTATGCAACTTGGCGCAGGCGTAGTAACGATCACGGCAGGCGCTGGCGTTACGTTGCGAAGTAATGGCACAAAACTTAAAACTAATGGACAATATGCGGTTGCAACTTGTGCAAAAATTGCTACGGATACTTGGGTAGTTGTCGGCAATTTGTCGGCGTAAGTCATGCAAATATTTGCAGGAGTAGGCGCATTTCCGTCGTTAAGTGTTAATTATCTTGTTTTAGCGGGTGGTGGTGGCGCTGGAGTTGGTGGCGGCGGCGCAGGCGGTTTGCGTTCAACTGTTACGGCAACCGGTGGTGGCGGTACTTTGGAAACTGCTCTAGCGTTAGTTGTGTCAACAAATTACACAGTCACAATCGGTGCGGGTGGTGCAGGCGGTAATGAGGCAAGAGGCGTTAGCGGTTCTAATAGTGTGTTTTCGACAATTACATCAACTGGTGGTGGCGGTGGCGGTTATGTAAGTGGTACTGGTGCAGGTTTAACTGGTGGTAGTGGTGGCGGTGGCGGTCATAATGGCACATTGGCTGGCGGTACGGCTGCTTCACCAACACAAGGTTTTGCTGGCGGTTCAACCACAGGAACATTCGCAGCTGCTGGTGGTGGTGGTGCTGGTGCAATCGGTTCAGCCCCAGCGTCAAACACAGTTGGCGGTGCAGGTGGTGCAGGCAACGCATCAAGCATTACAGGTACTTTGGTAACTCGTGGCGGTGGTGGCGGCGGTGGCGGTGGCCTTGATTCAGGTGGTGCTGGTGGTGCTGGTGGTGGCGGCGCAGGACAAAACACAGGCGGTGCTAATCCTGGCAATCCAGGTACTCCAAATTTGGGCGGCGGTGGCGGTGGCAGAAATTATGTAGATGCAGGAACTGGTGGCGCAGGTGGAAGCGGCGTAGTAATTTTGTCGTATCCTGCCGAATATACAATCACTATTGGCGGGGGTCTAACAGGTACAACTGCAACAAACGCCCCAAATAAAATTACAACATTTACTGCAGGTACAGGCAATGTCAGTTGGAGTTTATAGTGACAACTTATTGGGCTGAACTTGACGCAAACAATGTAGTAACACAAGTTATTACAGGCGTAGATGATTTAACTATTGAAGGCATACCAACAGGCGACTGGTACACAGATTTTGTTGGTGCGCCGTGTGTGCAAACTTGGATAGATCGCGACGACAAAACCTACGCAGGCATTGGCTACACCTACGATTACGACACACAAAATTTTATTGGGCCACATGTTGAACCAATTAACCCACCTGACGAGCCGTAATGCAATGCGATACGGGCTATTTGCGTTAATACTTATGCTCACCGCTTGCGAAACAACACGCGACAACACCCTTACCGTCAAGTCACGGGTAAAAAACATGACGCTTGATAACTGCAACGTGCCTGACCGATGCGGCATAACACCATGACTCGACACAGATACACCGCCGACGAACTACACGCACGCATGATCGTCACCGTCGGCGTACTGTTAGCAATAGTTTTTTGCACCATAGTCATAGGCATGACCTACGGATTACTCTTTATTTCGCAACCTGAAAAACAGGCCCCCAATGACGCGGCCTTTATTGATTTGATGTCAACGATTGTTGTGTTTTTGACTGGCACGTTGTCAGGCATTGTTGCATCTAACGGCATTAAAAAAACTAAATAACAATGGCTAATCGCGCTTACATAGTTACGCAACAACCAGTTGTAAAGTCTGCGTTGGCTGGCACAGCAGAATGGGCGCGATTGGCTTGCAAACATAGTGACGGCAGTTTATGGAACAACGGCACATGGGTCGTACGCGACGTACGCAATCGACCCGGCACGATCAGTAACCACGCGCGCGGTCTTGCAATGGACTTGTCGTACCGTTGGCTTAACCAAAAAAAATTAGGCAAAGCTGACGGCCGCAAAGCGTCATTAGCGTTTATTGTTAAGTGTTTAGAAAACGCCGATCTTCTTGCCATTCAACTCGTAATTGATTATCAAATGCAAAGAAGTTGGAAATGCGATCGTGGCACATGGCAGCCGTTACCGTCAGTCGAGCAGGGCGACTGGTATCACATAGAGATTGACCCACACGTTGCAAACGATGCAGTCATTGCAAAACAGCGCTGGCAAGCCGTTTTTGGGGTATCACCCACAGAGGCAACAAAACCTGTTTAGGCTGGTCACCTACCGAGAAAGTAGGTCACTATGACACTCATCAGCAAAACCGCCCTATCGCTATTCATTAGCGTCATGTCAATATTTATTCTGACACCGCCGCCTGCCCCAACAGCCGACGATCTAGCCCCAGCACCAATCACCGCTTGGCAAGGCTTAGAACCAGCGTCGCCTACACCGCCCACAACGGTCGTAACTACGCCTATAACGCAACCTGACGCGTGTCAGACCGTGTTTGACATGGCTCGTCACGTTGGCTGGCCTGAACACGAACTGACACAATTGGTCGCTGTTGCCTACCGTGAGAGCCGTTGCAAACCTGACGCGTTTAACCCGACAGACCCAAACGGCGGGTCAGCTGGGGTGATGCAGATTAACTATTTTTGGTGCAAACCTTCGTCTTACTATGCCAACGGGTACTTGCAGGCATATGGCCTGTTACGCACCTGCGACGACCTATTTGACCTAGAGGACAACCTACGCAGCGCGCTAGCGATCTACCGTTACTCGAATGGTTGGCGTGCATGGTCACTTTAAAGCATTTGTTTTTGGCAACAGTCTTGACGGCGTACACCTACCTGATAATGTCAGTCACCAACAAACGAAAGGCAAGAGATGACCGAGAACATCGACCCGAGAACTGACCCACAGTTCAAAGCAATCATGCAAGTCATGAACGAAATAACAGGCAACAAAGTACCGTTGTTGAATCCTTGGGAGTTAGCAGCGCGTAGCACCATACGAGAACTGCAACACCAAATAGACGATCACAACGCGCTTGACGACAGCGAACTAATTGACGTATTAAACCAAGCACGCATAGAGGTCAAATATTTGTTGAGCATCATCAGCGATCTGCTCGAGCGTGTCAAACAACGTGACATAGAAATTGGCATACAGCAATTACGGCTAAACGAAAACGAAGTAGAAATACAACGTCTAGAACATCAGGTGCATCGTGCTAACTAAACATGAGCGTCACCGTATGCGTGTTGCAATGGTCGAGAGCCAAGCCAGCGCCAACGCCAAATGGACACCACAACAACAGTTGCAGGTAGATCAGGCCATACGCAAAATGGCGCGCATGATGCCACGCTTTACAGCCGACCAAGTTTGGTACGAACTCGGCGTCACATTCCCTGTTACTAAAGGCATGACCGCTCGACTACTGGTTGCACAACGTAACGGCGTAATTAAAAACACGGGCGAGATTACGTTCGCTGAACGTGGCGGCGAACACGACCACGCACAACGCCTAACAATATGGCAATCACTATGACCGGGTTTAACCTTGACAACTACGTTGACGTACCTACACGTTTAGGCATGGCACTAAAAAAATATCCTGATCTACGCATACAAGAAACACACCGCGAGATTATAGAGATGCCCGACAAGTCATGCTTTATACGTTGCACCGTGACCGTGTGGCGTGACCAAGCCGACCCAATACCAGCCGTAGCGTCAGCGTGCGAGATCTATCCGGGTCGTACGCCGTACACAAAGATGAGCGAGAACGAGGTTGGGTTTACATCGGCGTTGGGTCGAGCGCTCGGCTACATGGGCTTTGGTATTAACAAAAGTATTGCGAGCCGTAATGAGGTTGAGGCAGCGCAGTCGAGGCAACCTACAGGCCGTCTTGCGCCTGTTGTGCCTATGCACGACGGCTATGACAAAATTTTTGAAAGCCTTGAGCAACCGTTTGAATCTGACGGCGCGTCACCTTACGCAAACCCTAAACAGTTAGGGCTAATACGCGTGTTGGCCAGTAAGCAAAATTTAAGCAATGACCAGTTAAAAGAGTTTTGCACCAATATTGTAGGCAGGCCGATCATGTCAAGTAAAGAGTTAACAAAGGCTGAAGTCAGCAAAGTAATAGACGCGCTAAAACTAGGTGAGATACAAAACTAAATAACGGGCATGACCTAAGCCAGTTGCATGGCGGTTGGTAACACACGGCAACGTGGGTAGATGACGCGCGTGGTAACACGTAGTCAGGCAAATTGCGCTAAAGAGTTAGGGTGTCGAGTGAAGGCAGACGACGGGGGGCTTAGCGCACTAGGTCTAACATCACAACACAGATTGACATACCACAAACAAACCACAGACATAAGGTTGACAACATGGTTAGCGTTAACAAACTGAGAGCAAGTCGCTTGCGACGCGCTAGTGCATTATGAGCAGACCACACGACCACGCCGACTACCAGCGCAACCGGGTCATAGTCCTACGAGAGCAGCCAACCTGCACCGTCTGCAACCGACAACCCTCGACACAAGCCGATCACATAATTCCCGTAGATGCAGGCGGTGGCCACGAACTAGAAAACTTACGAGGCATATGCTTTAAGTGCAACAACACGTTAGGTCATCGCTACGTAACCCAGCGCAACGAAATGCGACAAACAATACGAGCAGAAGCAATGAGACAAAACGGAATACGAGAAACAGACAAACGGTTTTTTATACAAAAACAAAACATCAC